CCTCAAGGCCTCCCCAGGCTCTACGGAGCTGCTCCAACTGCGTGAAGTGCGTTGTTGCGAAAAGATTCTCGCTACGCTTATTGAGTAGCGCCCCTTAACAGGGGGAATAATAAGGATCTTTTCGTTTGCATTTCACCTCAACACGAAAGGACGTTGTCAGTATGGCCCACTTTCTCGAAGAGAACGTACCTAAAAAGTACGGTACTTGGGGAGACAAGAACGGACGCTCCGACCAGATCTTTACCAGCTTACGCCGGTCAAAGGTCATGCGAAGTGGCGTTCGTGGGCATTATGGATATCCCGATTTTCCGCCCGATAGGGCGGTTGGTGGATCTTTCCACCTCGACTATGCGGAGACCTATTATGGGTCTGCACAGGTCGGTACCGGGTATGCGTACGGTCCATATACAGGTTACACCTATCAAGGTGGTCTGTTTGTGGATAGTGCAATGGCAGGGCTGCCTTGGCCGCCCGACTCATTGGACGTTCTGAACGCATGGGGTCCAAAAGCATACAATAAGCTGAAGCCTGCGAAACCATCTATGCAAGCTCTTAACGCGATTTTCGAGTTAAAAGATTTGCCTGGTATGCTTCGTCAGAGGATGTCCGGTTCCGGATTGAAAGACATTTCCAATTACTGGTTAGGTCTTCAGTTCGGATGGAAGCCTCTCTTAAACGATATTGCAAACATGTACGTTACTCAACGTCAGATGCAAGATCGTCTTAAGCAGCTTATTAGAGACAACGGTCGCCCGGTTCGTAGGAGGACAAAAGATCCTCTATACGAGAATAGTACGTCTGTTGTTATTAGTGACGGTACAGATGATTCGGCAATTTATCCGTTTCTTCCATACTTTTTCACTCGTAGCCATAGGCGCACTATTACGGTAACGCAGTCCGAAACTGTATGGGCGTCAGCCCGGTTTCGTTACTGGTTGCCACCGGGTCCACGGGATATTAATTGGACTAATAGGATGAAAGCCGCTATATTTGGCTTGCATCCAAGTCCTAGCGTTGTTTATAACGCTATACCGTGGACATGGCTTATCGATTGGTTCACCACGGCCGGCGATTGTATCGCCAATATGGACGCGGGTGTTGCTGATCGATTAGCCGCAGATTACTTCTACGTCATGAGGGAGATCAAGAGCCAGCGTGTGACACAAGCCACATGTTGGTATCGAGATGCCTCTGGAACTGAAGTGTCTGCTACTGGAACCTCCCACGCCATCTCAGGTTCAAAAATGAGAGGCGAAGGAGATCCTTTCGGTTGGCATAGCAATCCGAGTAATCTGAATGCTATGCAGTTATCGATACTTGGGGCATTAGGCGTCTCTAAGTTGACATAACTGACTACAATGAGTAACCAGCGTAAACCAAGGAGCTTCTAATGCTTGCAGATCCTCAGTCCGTCACTGTTAATGCCGTCGCTATTTCTCTGCCTCGGACCTCTCAGGGTCCTACGCAGAATGAATATACGTCGGCTGACGGGAACACGAAGTTTGTCACAAAGCAGAATCAAACTGCTTCGCGCTTTCGTCGTGAAATTCGGTTGTCGAATCAGAAGGTTGCTGCCGACCCAATCTCTGCTATTAATAAGCAGGTTGGGATGTCAGTTTACCTTGTGATCGACGAGCCAAAGTTTGGCTATTCCGATACTGAGATCGGGTACCACATCGACGCCTTGAAGACTTGGCTTTCTTCGGCCAATTACAACAAGGTGCTTGGGGGAGAGTCGTAAGACTCTTCCTCTAGTGGTACTCCCAAGCGGAGCATAAGCATTAGACGGTCCTACTTCCCCACTAAAGAGAGGGGTTGTAGATAAATTCTACCACTCCTCTCTAGATAGAGAGGTTGTAGTGAAAAGACCGACCATGCTCGTCGTCGAGGCTCTACTGCATGAAGCAGGAAGAGACCTAGACTTGTCCGTAGAGCGCGATCTTGAACGAATTCAAGATCGATGTAAACACGAGGGGATATCGTTTTTGACGATTACCCTCCCCACTTTATCAGATTCCCTAGAACGGGGTCTGGAAAGTGGAACGCTCACATGTCCTAGTAATTTTGCTAGACATGGAAGGCTCCCCCGATTTCTCGGAGGTTTCTTCAAGCGTGTGTTTGATAAGGACGGTAGGCTATTGCCACATGTCTGCCCTAATACCGTGTATTGGATTAGGCAAATCTGTCGCTTCTTTAAGAAGCTAAAGATGAATTGCACACCTTCGCGTGAATTGAAGGCTGCAAAGCAGTTTGTGGAAATAGAAGGCGAACTCCGCCGTGGGACTCCCCTTATAGAGGAGCAGGACGATGTCCTCGATCAAGTATCAAGAGTCATCTGGTCTCGGGTTTTTCCTGAGATTGATTACTCTGATCTTGTTTGCCATCACGGTCCTGGTGTCACTGCTGATCGTTACCTTTCTAACGAGAGGTATCGTATCCGCAGGTGGAACCATAGATCGGAGTATTCCTTCCCCTCCGACCTCCATTGCTATCCCAACTATGGATACGCAGCAGAGGCTTCCGGAAGAACCGAGGAAGGAAGTGAGAGAGAAAAGGGACCCATTGAGCTACGTATAAAGGAAGAAATTCCCGTACGTATCGTCTTTGTTCCCAAGACTCAATCATCGCCACGAGTCATTGCCATCGAACCTTCTCACATGCAGTATATGCAGCAATCCGTAAAGGATTATGTATATGCTGTACTAGAGAGGCATCCGTTGACAAGCAGATCGATCCGTTTTAAGGATCAATCTGTTAATCAGAGACTCGCCTACGAAAGTAGCGTTACGAAGAGATTGTCGACTTTAGACTTGAAAGATGCATCAGACCGTGTGCATTTGCACTTAGTCCAACGTATCTTTAAGAACTCAAGTATCCTTCCGTTCTTGGAGGATTCGAGATCTCTTCATGCTACACTACCAACTGGCCAAAACTTGGTTCTGTTCAAGTTTGCGTCGATGGGGTCAGCTTTATGCTTTCCTGTCGAAGCAATGGTGTTTTACACCCTTGTTCAGAGTGCCATGCATAAGCTAGATGGCATACGTCCGAGCTCACGATCGGTACGCCGTTATAGCGCACTTATCGATATCTACGGGGACGATATTATCGTTCCTGTAGAGTACACGGACGTCGTCGTACGGACCCTTGAAGATTATCTTCTAAAGGTAAATGTCAACAAGTCATTCACGAATTCACTGTTTCGTGAGTCTTGTGGAGCGGACTACTATAATGGTTTTCCGGTTAATCCGGTTTATGCCAGAAAGGTACCGCTTGACAACGTACGACAATGGGGAGCTGAGGAAGTGATGTCCTGGAATGCGACCGCTGATCTCTTTTATTTAAGAGGTAAGTGGCACGTTGCCCAGGTCATTCGCGACCTACTCCGCCAGGTGGTGAGGCGTCCCATTCCTAGAACCCAACAATTGGGTTCGGGGATAGCTCACTTCAGCTTGCTTTACACTACGGATTTGCGATGGAATCGCGATCTGCAGTGTTACAAGCAGAAGCGCCTACATTACGATCCAGTCAAAAGAAAGGATAGTATTGATGGAGACGACCTTGCATGCCTCAACAAGTGGGGCATCCTTTCTCATCTTGGACAAACTCAGGTCCGAGACGAGCATCCCGATTCCGATTACTCTCGAGTCGGCAGCCTTGCGGCGCTGGCAAGAGGTAATCGGGACTCTGGAAATGCTCACTCTCGAGACAGTGAATGTCCACGTGAGTCAGGAGAATGGCAAGTGGATGAAAGGGACTCTCCCTTCGTCTCATGCGACACATATCTCGATCCAGAAGATGCGGGGGAGACCCCCTTGCAGTCTTCGGGATTGGGAAGTGCATGCGGAGACATGTCGGGAGATATATCTCTCAACTCTACGCCAGCCTGGCCAGGAAGCGAACTTTTTCTACTCGAACGAGAGTTAGAGAAAGTTCAAATCGATCCTCTGGGCTACCTTACTGGTAGTTCCGTTGGATACGACTTTCTGACTAGTACGAAGCGCGGTGGCTTCAAGTCGAAAC